TCAAGCGCCTGACTCACCAAAGTCTCCCGGAAGCGAACCTACAGTTCGTCGGCACCTACCACCGTCCCCCCCATTCCGTTCGTGTCAATGAAATCAACATTGCTAAACATAAGCAAACAGTCGACTTCGCCTTCAGAAAATTTCTCTACCCACAAGAGATCATCCTGATTGAGCAACAACTCCGCAGATCCGACATCACAGAAGATGCCATTCTTGCTGACTTTTTCGACAACGACGTTGAACCACACGACATCCCCATTGACCAACATATCCTGAATGGATTAGACGCAATGACAGATGCTTTCCGCCCGCCACAACAGTGCCTGCCCGCACACATCTATGATGTGCAGCACCACTACCCTTACAAGTGGCAAGTCAACGCTGAAGCACCATTTTCCACTGATGCTTACTTCCTCGCCGCCCGTCCCACATTCCTGGACGTGTTCGAACGCCTCTCCACACTGTACAATCACCTGACAGTAGACTGGTCTCGACGCTACGGCAACAAACTGGACAACGAGAGTTTTCTCTCTGACAAAGTCCCAGCGAAATTCGGTCCTATGAAAGAAACAGTCTTTTCCTGGTCGCACAGATGGCATCACGTCATCAAATCTGGCTTCACAGACCTAGCCGGTTTGACCAAAGACTTTTATTTCACCTCACGGTACATATTCCCCATGCTGTTACACACCAAAACAGCAATCGTCAAGAAAGACGACCCGAACAAGATGCGAACCATCTGGGGCTGCTCCAAGCCTTGGATTATCGCTGACACCCAGTTTTACTGGGAGTACGTCGCTTGGGCTAAACTCAACCCGGGTTCCACACCTATGCTGTGGAGCTACGAAACCTTCACCGGTGGTTGGCTTAGACTCAACAACGCTCTTTTCTCACAATACGTGCGCAATTCCTTTATTACGCTCGACTGGAAAAGATTCGACAAACGGGCCTACTTCTCTCTGACCTCGCTCATCATGCAACGTGTCCGCACGTTCCTTGACTTCGACAACGGATATCTACCCACAATCGATTACCCCGACACCCAATCTACATGGACTGCAGAACGCAGTCTAAGACTGGAACGACTCTGGCAATGGACTCTTGAAAATTTGTTCAATGCCCCGATTGTTCTACCAGACGGTCGCATGTATAAACGCAAATTCGCAGGCATCCCCTCCGGACTGTTTATCACACAACTCCTCGACTCCTGGTACAATTACACCATGCTCGCTACACTGCTATCCGCAGTTGGCTTTGACCCAAAGAAATGCATCATAAAAGTGCAGGGCGATGACTCAATCATCCGTCTCTGTGTGCTTCTACCCCCCGACGCTCACGATTCTTTTTTGGCTAAGCTGCAAGAACTCGCCGACTACTACTTCAAGTCAGTCATCTCACTAGAGAAATCCGAAGTTCGAAATGAACTCAACGGTTGCGAAGTTTTATCGTACAGACACAAACACGGTATGCCATATCGCGATGAAATCGCTATGCTTGCCCAGCTGTACCACACCAAAGCACGTAACCCGAGCCCCGAGATCACAATGGC